TCTAATGAGTTACTAGTTGAACCCATCATACATTTACCTATAATTCTACTACCTAATCGTAAGCAGGTTTTCGTAACCCTCCAGTTGTTGAGGATGTTCGTCGGACGCTCCCATTTACCGCTCTCGTCGTGGACGAGTAGCTTGAGTTTCTCACCGTCGTACGAGTTGTCGCCTGTATTCTTCCAGTCGATCGTGGTGTCCAGGCCGTCGAGTTCTCTAAGCGTCTCGTTGTTCTCGAGTTTCTTACGGGTGTATTTCGTCGCGGGGACGCGATACGCGAGTTCTGTCTTTGGGCGGTCCATACCATCCTGAATTGGCTTGAAAAAGAAGGGGTAATTAACCGATATCGGTACCACCTTGTCTGTGAACATCTTCTTCGCATCAGGTCCAGACTTTGATAATATTCCAAACCTAGAGTCGCTTGATATGGTTGCCATATTAACGCACTCCCCGGACGCCATAAATGAGAATCCAGATCGTCTATTCTTAAGGTAGCACATTCCATATGACCTATGATCGGCCTTACAAGCTTCCCAGAATATGTAGAATAATCTGTTTGATTCCCTAAAATCTGGTTGCCCAACATCAATTTTGGACCACTGCAAGTACATATAGTGAGTACCAGTAATGTAAGTAGCCACATTCTTATTATAGAACCAAAAGCCTTCTTCTCTGCGGACGAACTCATTATCGATGTAATCATACCATTTTTCCTTAAAGTCTAACGGATATTCTTCCCAATCAAATACAGACTTTATTTTTTTTAATACTTTAGGGTATTCCGTATACTCCCATTTATTATTTTCAAACTTATGTATTTTTTTAGCTTTAGGTAAAGCTATTTTTAAGTTTTGTATTTCGTATATATCACCTATTATACCGTCTCTACTTATAACAATAATATCATGCTCTTTGTTATATCCGTACTCCCATTTTTTATAACGGTTCATACGATTTAAAACCTTAGGTTTTACGTGATCTTTTAAAACTTTGTATAACGCTTGTTCGTACATTACTTCTTAGATCTACCTTCAGCAAAACCTTTAAAAGTTCTTTCTTCTTTAACTTCTTTTGGTTTATCGTTTAATAAGTTTTCCTCTTCTTCAATGCGGCTAAGTATTTCAAAGGCATCGAATATAGCTAATTTTTTAGTAGCTGCTGCATTTTTAAGTCTGTCAGCTGATATGTCATCATCTGAATCAACAATAGCTTCTTTAGCTACTTTGATTAACTCCTCAACTGCTCGCTGCCCAGCTTGGATTATATTCTTCTTCGTTTCCTTGGTATTCATACTTAATTACAATATCATTAGATTTCATACAATAAAGTCGTTTGTCTTCGACTAAAAACTCCCACTCACTGTTAGGAGTAAACCCTACAAGATCACCTGGGTTTATATTAAGCGCTTCTAAGGACTTGTTACCATATTTAAGTATACCAATAAGGCTAGCCTCTTTATCAAGCGTTAGATCTTGTTTGCTTTTTATAGGTGTTACAAAGCATCTATTGTTTATAGTCTTCCAGTTGTTTTTATTTTTGTATAAATATATTTGGTCAACTGCGCAGAAATAGTAATCATCTTTAAAATAAGATCTGCTTTTTTTCTTTTCACCTTTCATATCATAAAACGTTCTAAACACGTTTTGATGTATGATTATTATAGCACCTTTCTTTATAGGCGTTGAAAAGGCAGCTGGGGTTTCTACAACCCTAGCCAACCTATTTACAAACTTCCAGTTTTCAATTTTAGTATTTAATACTAATTTTTTATCACCTACGTTAACAGTATTGCTGTATTTATCGCCAACTGGTTCGACGATAAAATCGTATAGACTCTTCATTAATACTCTAAATCATACTCAACGGATATAGCCATGTTAGAATTAAATTTTTTCCATGGCAATACCTCGTTGTTTTTCTTTATGTGTATATTATAAGAACTATCAGAGTCATTAAATAAAATATAAGCTATTTCGTGACCACCATATACTTGCTGGCCAACGGAATAATGCATAGCTTCATTTTTATAATCAGAACCAATACTGATTTTTCTTATAACTGAATCCATTACTCAACTACTTCAAGAGCATCTTCTTCTTTGATCTCAGTGTATTCCCCTGTTTTCAAATCAATAGATATCTTACCGTACTCTTCTTCTATTTTTTCTTTTTCTTTTTCTAAGCCTTCGTTAACTTCAGCTACTTTGTGTAATAAAGCGTGCTTTTGCGTTTCTAAAACTCCAATATTATTTAATATTGCCGTTAATTCATCTTGGTACTTAACAATTGTTTCTAATTGTTTTTCTTTAATTTTTGCCATTTGATTTAATTTAAGTTAATTGTTTTATATTTATATAGTTACTCATGTTTTAGTAAATCTACTATTCAGGCAGATCTTCATATCCATCTGCATAATCAGCAGGTAAATACGATTCCATACCACTTACTTGCTCAGCGCTACATTCGTCTTTGTAAAAGTCGTTTGCTAATAACCAAAGAAAGTGATCTTTAAGACATTGTAGCTTTTCTTCTGTAGTTTCAGAGTCTGCAGCTTCTGCTAATTGACCATCTACTTGATTTACAATAACATCTTTGTGACTGTCTGGTGTGTTTTCTGATGTAATTACGTTTTTAAACATTTTTTAATTATTTTGTGATTTTAAAATTTCTATTTCTTCTTTTAATTCTTGTATTGCTTTTACTAATATCGGTACAAGTTTTCCGTAACTCATTTCAAGTTTATCTTCATTTTCAGTATAAACCAATCTTAAAGTATCGTTGTCTAATTCTCTTACTTCTTGTGCTATAAAACCAAAATCTTTTTTACCTTTATTAGCTGAATAAAATTCTACTTCTGTTTTGTTGCCGTCTTTGTCAAATTCAACTTGCGTTTCTGGTCTATTATTCCAAACAAACTCTCTTGGCTGTAATGCATCAATAAAAGAAAGTCCGTATTCTAAATCTTTTATCTCTGATTTATCTCTTTCGTCTGATAGTGATGTAATAGAAGTAACCGCACAACGTAAAGCGGTAATGCCTGTATTACCTAAAGTAATTTCGTTTTGCACTGTGCCACTTGATGCCTCTGACGCATATCCTAAAAGTGTACAATTTTTATTTGTATTCATTCCAACACCAGCTAAATTACCAAGTACAGTATTTCTTTGTGAGCCAGTATTATTATAATTAAACATTGTATTTCTACCAATAGCAATGTTATAATTTGAACCTTGATCAGTATAAAGTGCGCTTTGACCTATCGCAATATTATTATCGCCATCTAGTTGCGCTTGTCCGGCGT